CTGATGTGCCAGCTGGCTACGCCAGGCAGGCCTTTGGCGGTGGCTTGCCAGTGGGCGAGTCCTTCGGCTTTGCACTGGGCTTCTGTCATGCCGGGGCGGCGGGCGTAGTTGCCAATTTTGCCTGGGTCGTCACCTGCGGGATACGTATCAGACTGGAGCCTGCCATGCCGCTGATGAGCTACCGCGAATACGCCCGCCACCGTGGCTGCACGCTGAAGGCGGTGCAAAAAGCCATCGGTGATCCGGACGGAAAAGGCGGGCGCGATGGCCGCATCGGTGAATCGCTGGTGGCCATCACCGGCAGCAAGCACGCCAAGATCGACAGCGAGAAAGCGGATGCGCTGTGGCAGCTCAACACCGATGAGTCCAAACGCTCCCTGTTTTTTGAGCCCGAAGAGTCTGCCTCCCAGGCCAAGCAGCCAGCGGCAGAAGCTGAAGATGACCCACTCGAAAACACCGCCGACCCCGAACTGGTTGCAGCCAAAAAAGAGCTGTACATGTCGCGGGCCGCTACCGCCCGCACCCAGGAAGAAAACGCCCGGCTTGATCTGGAAGAGCGCAAGCGGCAGCTGATCAGCTTGGCCGAAGCCACCCAGCTCAGCTACACCGCCCTGCGCACCCTGCGGGATGCCCTGCGCAACATCGGTGCCCGCATCTCAGCCCAGGTGTCTGCCATCTCCGACCCGTTCGAGTGCGAGCAAATCATCAACGCCGAAATCGACGCGGCCCTCTCCAGCATCACCCCCGAAAAACTGCTGGCTGACCAGAACGATGACGGCGAAGAAGACGGAGGAGACGATTAAGTGACCCCCCGACAAGCCCTCGCTGAGGCCATGGCCAGCGCCCTCCAGCCCGACCCCGTCATCACCGCTGACGAATGGGCACGGGTTGAGCGCATCATGCCCGCCGATGCCGTAGAGCCAGGGGCCTACCGGCCAGAGCGCACGCCCTACATGATCGACGTGCAACGCACCATGTCAGCCACATCCCCCTACATCGAAGGCTGGATGAAAAAAGGCGTGCAGCTGGGCGGCAGCGTCTCAGGCGAAAACCTCATCGGCAGCTGGATCTCCACAGCAGCAGGCAACATCCTGGTCACCTTCCCCAAACTCGAAGATGCCAAACAGTGGGAGCTGAGCCGCTTCGAGCCCATGCGCAAAAGCAGCCGCCAGCTGCGCAAACGCATCCGCGCCTCGGGCGTGAAAGGGTCAGACAACACCAAGCTGCGGAAGAAGTACCCAGGCGGCACCATGCGCCTCATCGGGGTCAGCAGCATGCCCAAGAGCGCCACCGTGCGCTACATCAAGATCGAAGAGGCCGACGAATACCCCTTCGATGTTGACAACCAGGGCTCCATCTTCGAAGGCCTCCGCGCCCGTATCCGCAACTTTGGCCGCAAAGCCAAGATGTACGGAGACAGCACCCCCACCGTAGAGGGGGCCAGCAACATCGACCGCGAATACAAACGCGGCGACCAACGCAAATGGCACCTGTGCTGCCCCGACTGCAAGCACCCCCAGCCCCTGCGCTGGACGCAAATGAAGTGGATACCCCACGAAGACCCCGAGCAAACCGCCGCCAGCACCCGCTACGCCTGCGAAGCCTGCGGAGCCCTCAACACCGAAGCCGCCTGGAAAATTGGCAACTACGCCCGCCGCCCCGGCATGACAGAAGCCCAGTGCAAAGCCGAAGGACTCGCCCACTGGCAAGCCACCGCCAAAGGCCTGCCTGGCGTAGCCAGCTGGCACATCAGCAGCCTGGCCGCCCCCATCGGCTGGGCACCCTGGGGCAATGCCGTCCTGTCTTGGCTCGACATTGGCGACGACGAAGACAAACGCAAAGCCTTCCGCAACAACATCGAAGGCGAGACCTACAGCCACAAAGTCAGCAGCACCATCAGCGCCAAAACCCTCCAGGCCCTGGCCGAAAACTATGCCCTGATGAGCTGCCCCCTCGGAGGCCTGGTGTGCGTGGCCGGGGTCGATACCCAAGACAACCGCCTTGCCTACGTCATCCGCGCCTATGGCCGTGGGGACGAAAGCTGGGGCATCGCCCACGGCGAAATCTACGGCGACACCTCCCAGCCCGAAGTCTGGAAAAAACTCGCTGGCGTGCTCGATGCCCCCATCGCCCACCACAGCGGCCAAACCATGCGCATCGACGTGGCCTTCATCGACATGGGCGGCCACCGTGGCGAAGAAGTCAAAGCCTTCTGCCGCGATGCCCGCCTGCGCGGCAAACACTGGTGCGCCACCCTCGGCCACAAAGACCTGTTCGCCCCACCCCTGGGCAAGCCCCGCAAAACCGACTTCACCTGGCGCGGCAAAGAAGTGCCCGGCGGGGCAGAGTTCCGGTACATCGGCACCCAGGCCATCAAAAACATGCTCGATGGCCGCCTGAAACTTGGTACCGCCGAAAACGCCGTGCGCAGCGGCCCCGGCATGTTCCACACCCCCATCGGCTTCGAGGCTGACTACTACGCCCAAATGCGCAGCGAGAACCGCATCCTGCAAAAAGACCGCAAGGGCAACAAAGTGATGATGTGGGTACACCTCACAGGGCGCAACGAGGCATGGGACTGCGAAGTGCTGGCCTACGCCGCCTACCTCTACGCCATCCAGGGCAGCCACACCGAAACCTTTTTCCGCCAGCGTGAGGCCCTGTACGCCCCCGTCATCCAGGGTGATCTGCTGGCCCCACTGCTGCGCCAGGCCGTGCAAGAGCTGACCACCAAAGCCACCCCGGCCACCACCAACCCCGACTCACAACAACAGGTGCAAACATCTGCACCACCCGCTCCAGAGCCAGCGCCACAGCCAGCAGAGCCGCCTCAGCCACCCGCGCCGCCAGCACCGCCGCCACCGCGCCCACCGGCCCAGCCCATCCGGCCCAGCCGTGCGGCCCCCATGCACCGCAGACCACAGCCCCGCATCGGCTGGTGACACGTACAACCGCAACCTCATCCACACGCCATGCCAAAAACCGAAGCCACCACATCCAAAACCGAGCTGTGCTACCAGGCCAGCACCGAAGCCAACCCCAATGACATTGTGGAAGCCATCCTGCGCACCTGCCTCGAAATGGCCCCAGGCTTCAGTGCAGCCGTGGCTGCTGCGGTGGATCAACGCATCCGAGCAGAGTGGGGCAGCGAGAAGGTGTACGTGCCCCAGTTTGTGGGTGGCATTGCGGCCAGTCAGACCGAGCGCAACCAGGCCATCAAACGCGACCACCAGCGCGGCGAGCATGTCGAGCTGCTGGCCCGGCGCTACCAGCTCACCACCAAACGCATCCGGCAAATCCTGGCTGGGTAAGCCCACCAGCAAGCCACCGCCGCTGGGAAATCTGTTGCCTAGACATTTCCCAGCCCCTGCGCGGTAATCGCGGCCAAGATGGCCGCACCAATCCCCACCACAGAACCAACCACCCTCATTGCCGGTGACACCGCCCGCTGGGCCAAGTCACTCAGCAACTACCTGCCCGCCGACGGCTGGACGCTGGCCTACACCTGGGTCAGCGCGTCCACCAGGTACACCGCCACGGCGGCACAAGACCCCGACGACGCATCCCGCCACCTGCTCACCATTGCAGCCACCACCACCGCCGCGTGGAGCCCCGGCATGTACGAATGGCGAGCCAGGGTCAGCCACACATCGGGCGATGTCATCACCGTGGCCAGCGGCAGCATGCAGGTCACCCCCAGCTTTGCCACCGCCACCGATGCCCGCAGCCACGCCGCCAAGGCCCTGGCCAATATCGAGGCCTACCTCGAAAACAGCAGCAACCTGGCCGCCGCCGAATACAGCATCGCTGGCCGCCAGCTCAAGCGGCACAGCATCCCTGACCTGCTGGCCCTGCGCGACAAGTACCGCGCCGAAGTCATGCGCGAAAACGCCACCCGCACAGGCGGCCACCCACCAGGCCGAATTTTTGTGCGCTTCGGTGCGTGACACGTAGCCGCCCAACACCCCCAGCAACACCATGCCCAACATCCTCACCCGTGCCTGGAACCGCCTGACCGGGAAACCCGCACAACCCCGCGCCCATGAGCGCAAATGGGCCGCAGCCCGCATGGATCGCTTCACCAGCGAATGGCTGGCAACCAGCCTCAGCATCAACCAAGAGCTGCGCTCAGACCTCGACAAACTCCGCGCCCGTGGCCGTGATCTGGTCTGCAACAACGACTACGCCGCCAAATTCGTCGGCATGGTGCAAACCAACATCATCGGCCCCGGCGGCATCCGGCTGCAAATGCGCGTGACCGATGCACCCGGCCAGCCCGACCGCCTGGCCAACGCAGCCATCGAATCCGCATACGAACGCTGGGGGCAAGCCGCCACGCTCGATGGCCGCCAAACCCTGCGCGACTTGTGCGAAACCCTGGTGGGTGGCCTGCCAAGCGATGGCGAGTTCCTGGTGCAAATCGTGCGCGGCCAGCAGGCCAACAACCCATTCAACTTCGCCCTGCAACCTATCGACGTTGACCGCATCGACACCAACTACAACCAGCTGCTGGCCGGTGGTGGTGCCGTCATCAACGGAGTGGAGGTTGACAAATACCGCAGCCCCGTTGCCGTTCACATTTTCGACGGCCACCCGAACGATGGCGGGCGCAGCAGCCGCCTGCGTCAGCGCCTGCCGCTGACAGACTGCATCCACGGCTTCCGCGTTACCCGCCCAGGCCAACTGCGCGGCATCCCCTGGATGGCTCCCGGCATGCTCAGCTTGCACCACCTGGGCAACTTCAAACTGGCCGCCCTGCTGGCGGCTGAACACGGTGCCAACCACTACGGCTTTTTTACCAGCCCAGATGGCCTGGCCCCGCCCATTGCAGGGGAATCAACTGAAGAAGGCCAACAAATCACCGCCAGCCAGCCCGGCACGTTCGACACCCTGCCTGTCGGCTACGGCTTCCAAGCCTTCGACAGCAAATACCCCGAGGCCAACTTCGGCCCCTTCGTCAAAACCACTTTGCAGCGCATTGCCAGCGGCTGGCGTGTCTCGTACCACAGCCTAGGCAATGACCTCGAAGGGGTCAGCTTCTCATCCATCCGCAGCGGCACCCTGGAAGACCGCGACCGCTGGTCGAGCGACCAGGAATGGTTCATCTCCACATTCATGGAGCCAGTATTCCAGCAGTGGCTGACCATGGCCCTGGCCAGCGGCCAGATCACCATGCCCAACGGCAGCGCACTGCCCCTGGCCAAGCGCGACAAATTCTCCACTCACCAGTGGCAGCCCCGGCGCTGGGAATGGGTCGATCCAAAGGGCGACATGGATGCAAAAGTGCTCAGCGTCAAAGCCGGGCTCATGGCCCCACAGGACTTGTGCTCCAGCATGGGCTACGACTTTGAAGACGTGCTCACCAGCATCAAAGCCGCGCAAGACCTCGCCAAAACCCTGGGTGTCAGCCTCACCGCCTACGACGCAACGCCGGGCGCAGTCTCAGCCACACCCAGCGCAGCCCCTGCGCCTGCGGGTGGTGGGAAATCCATTGCCTAGACATTTCCAAACCAGCCCAGCACCATCCCACCCCATGCCAAACCCAACAGCCCCACAACAGCCAGCCAAGCAACTGCGCGACATCAGCGGCAAAGCCCTGCGCAGCCTGCAAGTTGACCGCGCCAACATCAACACCGAGTTGCGCACCGCCACGCTGTCATTCGCCAGCGAAACCCCATACGAACGCTGGTGGGGCATCGAAATTCTGGATTGCACCTCCACCAGCATGCGCCAAAGCCGCCTGCTCAGTGGGGCCAATCTGCTGTGCGACCACAACACAAAAGACGTGGTCGGCGTTGTCGAATCTGTCGAAATCGGCTCGGACAGGGTAGCCCGTGCCGTGGTGCGCTTTGGGAAAAGCGAGCGTGCAGAAGAAGTGTGGCAAGACGTGATTGACGGCATCCGCCGCAACGTCAGCGTCGGCTACATGATCCACAAGGCCCAACTGGTCGAGACCGCAGACGGTGTGGAAACCTACCGCGTCACCGACTGGGAGCCCTACGAAGTGTCCCTTGTCAGCGTACCCGCTGATCCCTCTGTCGGTGTCGGGCGCAGCCTGCAAACAGGCGACACGCCAGAACCCGCCCCCGCATCCACCCCCAATCAAGTCATCACCCAAAAGGCCATCACCATGCCCGAAGTCACCACCCCAGCCCAACGCAACCATGCCTCCGAAATTGCCGCCATCGGTGCAACCGTCAAACGCGGCAGCGAAGTCGCCATGCGCAGCATCCAGGCAGGCCACACCGTCGAGCAATTCCAGGCCGAGCTGGTCAAACACCTGTCCAGCCAGCCCGTGCCCAGCGCCGACATTGGCCTCACACCCAAAGAGGCTCAACGCTGGAGCATCCTGAAAGTAGCCCGTCACCTGGCTAACCCAGACAACCAGACATTCAAGGAAACCGGCTTTGAGCGTGAGTGCTCCGATGCCGTAGCCAAAAAGTTTGGCCGCTCTGCACAGGGCGTTTTCATGCCCTACGACGTGCAGACAAACAAGCGCGATCTGGTGGTCGGCACACCCACCGCAGGCGGCAACCTGGTAGCCACCAACCTGCTGGCAGGCAGTTTCATCGACCTGCTGCGCAACGCGATGGTCATTGACCGCCTGGGCACCATGATGCTGACCGGCCTGGTGGGCAACATCGCCATCCCCAAGCACACGGGCGCTGCATCCATCTACTGGGTGGCAGAAAACACCGCTCCCACCGAAAGCCAGCAGACCGTTGGCCAAGTGCTGATGAGCCCCAAGACCGCAGGCGGCTTCACCGACATTGGCCGCACGCTGATGAACCAGTCCAGCATCGACGTGGAAAACTTCGTCATGAACGATCTGGCCACCCAGCTCGGCCTTGGCATCCAGCTGGCCGCCATTGCTGGCACAGGTGCATCCAACCAGCCCAGCGGCCTGCTGACGCGCATCACACCTTCGGTTGTCGGTGGCACCAATGGCCTGGCCCCCACCTGGCAACACATGATCGACCTGGAATCCAACGTTGCCATTTCCAACGCCGAAGCCGACGGCATGCACTACCTCACCAATGCCAAGGTGCGCGGCAAACTCAAGGGCACGCAAAAGTTCTCCGGCACCAACGGCATGCCAATCTGGTCTGAAGGCAGCACACCCGTCAACGGCTACACCGCCGCCGTCACAAACGCCGTGCCGTCCAACCTCACCAAAGGCACCAGCAACGGCGTGTGCTCGGCCATCCTGTTCGGCAACTTCCGCGACTTGATGATTGGTATGTGGGGTGTCACCGATCTGATCCGTGACCCCTACACAAACAGCGCATCCGGCGGTGTGCGCATCGTCGCACTGCAAGACGTGGACATCAACGTGCGCAACACCGAATCGTTCGCCACGATGGTGGACGCACTCACCGCCTGATCTGCGCTGGCCGCCATGTTCCAGGAAGACCTGTCCCCGTTCCTCGCCGACTTCGGCCAGCCTGTCACCCTCTTGGGTCGGCAGGTCACAGCCATTTTCGACAACGGGTACAGCCTGGGCACGGTCGGGGTCACCGGCATGGCCAGCACGCAGCCCACGCTCACGCTGCCCACGTCCGATGTGCCGCCCCAGATCATCGACTGGCTGCGCTACTACGAAGAGCCTTTCGACCCAATCAATCTGCAAGTCAGCATCAGCGGGCGCACCTACAAGATCGTCGAGCATGAGCCCGATGGCACCGGCATGTCCTTGCTGAAGCTGGAGGTAGTGGCATGAGCGGCAGCACCACCACCAGCCACGCCCAGGTGCTCAGCACCGTGGTGGCCGCGCTGCGTGCTGCCCCCGCGCTGGCCACCTGCAAAGTGGCAAGCAACCGCACCCGGCCCGTCAGCGAAAAAGACAACACCGCCATCGTCGTGCGCTTGCTGCGCAGCCAGGGCAACAAGCCCACCATGCACTTTATCG